TTGTCCTCAACTGAAGCAAGCTTCAGAAGAGGACGACATCTATCTCAACCCCGGTGTAAACACCTATTTTGAGATAGGAAGGGTGGACGATTTCTCATCCCTTTTTCCGAGTCTTTTATTAGTATCGTAATTATCAAAGATCCCTAAGGGAAAAATAGATAATTAAGACTAGTAAGAGAACTGGAACCAGGCTTAAGATTTGTTCATTCTAGCTCCTTTTCTTCCATGTTGTTGAGGGATTTAATAATTCCGCAAAGGGATTTTGAGACTTTACTAACTTGTAGAATCTCAACTCTCTTTTTGTCTTTAATAAATACCTTTTTAACATCGAAGGAAATGAGGCCTCTTATAGTCCTTTTCCATGACTTAGGGTCTGGCTCATCTTGAATTCCAGGAAAATCCGGTTCGAATATCTTACCGCATATTTTCCTAAGGACGTCACAGTGAGGTAGTCTTTCAGTCATTTCATGCTCTTGAGGAGAATATTTTGATCAAGTAGTTTCTTCGAAATCTACGAGCTCTTTAACTTTCTGAATTTCTTCAGGAAGTTGAAAGAGTGTAGATTTAAAGATTTCCTTACCTAGAGTAGCTAGAATATTCTTACTAGCTTGCGCTATAAGAATACTCGCAGATACTTCGTTTTGAGATAGTCTTTCTATTTGGAATGCGTCAGTAAGCATATTGATGCAATCCATATTAGAGATCTTGTCTTTAAACGCTAGGTAGCAGGAACTATGGATCATACTTAGCTTGTAAATATGATTCCACAGCCCTTGATTAGAAGATTTCCTTTTAAGCATGGCTATTATAGCTGCTATCTTAAATGTTGAGCAAGAAGGGACTCATCCCTTTTCCTCTGCATCTATGATAGTATTTACAATAGCGGGGACTCAGCTTTTACTCTGTATAAGAGGAATAATTGGAAAAGGAGATTGCTCTCCCTTTTCGGTTATTCATCGCTTAGCAATCTCGTATGAGTGTTTTGATTTATGAGTTTTGTGCTCAGAAATCTCAACACCCAGAAGATTTATAAGTTTCTTATACTCTATCGCTAGATTGTCGTCACTAATTACAATATCATCTCCTAGAATTACGTACCTTCCCTTTTTTAGGGCTATACTTCTTCTCTGAGCACAATAAAGTACAAAGTGATGACAAAGAGTAAAGACTGATCATGATGAATATATTCCTATAGGTTGACCGGCTCCGTAAGTAACTTCCGATTTACCAGAGATCGTCTGATAAAAAGGACGTGACATAAGGTTCCTCCAACTTATAGAATAAGATTCACCATATATATAAGAGATTATTCTTCTTTGAAGTTCTATAGGAAATCGGTCGGTAGCACTTTTTAGGTCGAGAGACCAATAAGAGTGATCCCGATCCTTCTTGATTTTAGAAAGTCCTTGTTCCTGAGCAAAAGTTAGATCTTGTGGAATCCTCTTCAGGAGTCCAAAAATCTTATTATGCAGAGGAAAAAGTACATTCTGAGACCAATAATCTCCTATAGCAATTACTCTAGATTTCCCCTCAGGGGAAGGAATCACTGCAAGCCGTCCTAGGTATTTACTTTTGTAAGTATTTACTATGGGATAGTTTTTAGTAATCTCTTTCTGACCTTCGGGATCTTTTCAGTAATCTTTAATCGAAGAATACTCCTTCTCAAAACAGTCACCTCCTAGCTCGAACAGGTCTCGGATTATTTCTTCGTTATGTAGATCAAGATCTGCATAACTAGAATTAATTGAGACCCCGTTCGGAGCTATCTTGATGTTGTTTAGTCAAGAAGATCATTTCGGTCTTTTTAGCTGTCCTGATTCTTTTCTTACGTGTACGACTTCTTCAAAGAACGCTGGGAGGAACTCTTCCAGATCTTTGATGATCCCAAGATCCGTCTTGGGCGTATCCGTAATATCAGATAGGGACGGCTCAAAAATTCCTTCAAAGGGTCTAGAAATTGATAGAAGAGTTATAATGATTCCTATTCCTTTGGGATCATTAAGAACATCTTTATAGTTGTCCCAGATGAGTCTAGGGCAACCATTAGGATGGCACTTAATGTTGACCTTAGGTTTAGAATCTCCAGCTTGATATTTCGTGAAACAAAGACGGAGGTCTTTTATTCAGGAAATACCAGCTTTTATTCCTCTCTGATCACAATGTCTTTTGAAATCAGAAAGGATTATAACTATTTTATCACTTTCGAAGCCTGGGGAATAGTAAATGAGAAATGTAAATATGGCTTGGACTAGAGCAGAGTATGCTTTATTCTGATTCATATTCATATTCTAAATTTACTAAACAGCTAACGTGCTGATGTACGTGTATATATCACTATATAATACACGGCTATATCGGCTAGCCGCAGATGTGTCTCCCCATCTCTGAGAAGGACCGCACTGTCCTGATTACTCAGGGTGCACCGGAAATGAGATAGATACCCCATTTCCTCTAGTTATTCTGCTTTCGCAGGGGGTTACTAGAGATGTAGTCCTTTGCTGCTTCCCAGCAGTAAAGGACAA